CGCTCCACGGTATCGCTGGCCTGCCACTTGAGGATGGCCGTTGAAAGCGCCGCTGACAATGCGCCAGCGTGCTGCGCATAAAACGGGTTTTGCGGCAGCGCAACCAGAGTGTTCCAGATCGTCGCATCAAGGCGGGCGCGATCTACCGAATCACCATCAGCGTAGTCGTCGAAGGTCTGGATCACTTGCCAGAGCATGAGCAGCCATTCCTGCGCGGCAGGAGGCAGCATCAACGACGAGAAATGCTGGCGCAACGAGTCGGTCATGGCGTCCTCGGAGGCCGCTGGTAGCCATGAACTCAGCGCGTTCATTGTAGACCTCAAGTGATCTCTCGACCAGAAACACGGAAAGTCAATGCGCTAGGTGCGCTGGCAATCGTGCTAATGAAACTGCCTGATTCAAGCACCTGGCCGACCAGTTCCGGGCAGGTATAGGTTTCTCCAGGTACCACGGCACGATAATCAATGACCAAGTTGCTATTTGCAGCAGAACTTCCAGTAGTGACAAGATTCACGCTGAAAGAATGATTCACGGTGTCCGTGTTGGTTACGGTGGCCTTGTCGATGATGGCCTTGGTGCTTGCCGGCGTGCTGTACTGCGTGGTTTGCGTATCCTGTAATTGCAACGGTGGCACGAGGACTTTTGCAGTGACCGTCATTACTGGACTCCTTGAATATTGTTTGAAACGGTGAGGATGACACTCGGAATGCCTGGGTGCGGTGCGACAGCGCCAGAGGCAAGCAGTTGCACACCCAGATTACTGACCGAATACATCAGTTCAACGTAATCATCTGCTTTGAGATCAAAGAAGTAATTCAGCGCAACAAATATCTCGGCGTTATTTCCCTGGGTGCGAAGCTGACTGGCAGAATTACTAACATCTGCACCATTTAGTCTAAACCACAAGTAAAATTCTTGGGCAGTGGCAACCGTGCTATCAAGTTGAATCGAGGTCTGGAAGTTGTAGACGCCCTCGGTATCCACATAGACGCGGGAGGTGGGCGACCCAAGATAGACGCCTTTGCTCAGGTCGGTCGTGTTGAACGTAATGGCTTTGGCAGTATTGATCGTTGTGGCCGTCTGTGTCGTCGTGTCGTAGAACGATCCATAGCGAGCACGTTTGAACTCGCGTGGCGGTGGTGCCACCATCAACCCATTGATTTCGCGCCGCAAAGCCTCAATGCCGTCAAGTGCCTCACTGGCTTTGACATCATTCAGCGCAATGTTCAGTATCAAGTCCGAGAGGGTTGTTGGCTCAAGTTCTTCGACTTGCGCAAACAGCCGCTCAAACTGCCTGATCTGCTCGTGATCTTGCAGAAACGACGCAAGCTGATCTCGCGTCAGTTTGAGTCGAGAAGTAGTGGCCATCAGACCGCTAGCGGCTCAAGTCCGACTTCCAAGCTCAAGAAGGACAAGTGGGAGTCGGAGTCACCTTGGAATCGCTGCACGCGCCAGTTGCGCATGAAGCCCTGCTGACGCCAGGTAAGCCGTTTGGTGCGGTTGCCCACAGACCCGGCACGGATGTACCTCGGCTGCGACCAAGAGAGGCCGTCGATGCTGTAGGACGTACTGATCTGAGGGTCGATGCCGCTGGCCACCCGTCCCGGTAGGGCGTTTAGTTCCATCTCGGTAAAGATCGCCCCGTTGCCTTTGTTGTAGACGATGGGTGTGCCGAACTCCCACCGCACCTTACTACCCCAATGCGTGCCAATATTGTGGTCAATGTAACCAAAGCGGCTGGACTGCGTATCTCCCGTGTACCACTTGTTGTAGCACCAGACAAAGTTGCGCGCCCGGTACTGCGAGAATCCAACCACACTGCTCGTCAAGGTGAACCAAATCGGCTGCTGGAGTGCCGCGCTGCCTGCGGCGTCATAGACCACCGTGCGGTCAGGCAGATGAACGTACAGCAGTTGATGATTCCTGTCATTGCGCGCTTCAACCTTGACGGCAGAAAGTTGTGCCTCTGTGTAGGTCAACAGCAGGTTGTCAATCTCTTGTGTGCTGATCTTGTTGGCCTGGGCGTTGACGCCGAGATAGATGCTCGGGGCTTCGTTGCGTCCACCGCCGACGAAGGCAATCGTCTCCATGAACACGCACGAGGCGTGGACACCGACACAGCCCTTCTGAATCTGCGCACCCTCAATGGGGGCGAAGGGGAAGAAGCCGCCACCGATGTTGTCAAAGACCTCGATGGTGTGCCGGTTCAGCGCGTAGACCTCGTTGCGCAGCTTGATGACCGCATTGATCGGATCGGGGTCACGCTCCGAGCTGCTGTAAGAGAAAGGCAGCACCGTCAGCGGATCGAGAATGTCGGTAACAACAAGGAATTGGCCGTCCGTGGCCATCCAGTAGCCGTCCACCCAACAGACATCAATGACTGTGCCAATCGCCGTGTTCTGCGTGAGCGTAGACGTTGAAGGATTCCAGAACCATAGAGCGTTACCAGACACGATCCCGAGCAGATCGAAACTGTAGTCCATGACCACCAGTTGACCTTCGTTCCCACCTACATCGCCGAGGATCGTCAGCGTGTTGTTCGGAAAGATTTTGACCAGTTTCGTGCCCATGACCCGATACTGGACGCCATCCCACTCGATGCCGCCGCGATCTACGCCTGGCCCGGTGCCGCTTTGCACCATGCCGTCAGCGGGGCGCAGGTACGAGTTGCTGGCCCCGCTACTGACGGGCACGGGCATCATGTTGACCGGGTACGAGACACGAACATCCGGGCCGTTGTCCGTGTAGATGCCAGAGACGATGGGGATCGTTGCCACGTCAGCAGTTCCAGGCCTTGAGTGCCTTGTTGATGCGCGAGTTGGGATCGTTGGCAGTCTTGGCGCTGGTCAGCTTCGACTTCATCCCAGACATCCGAGAGCAAAAAGACTTCTTGCGCGCCGCATCCTTCTCAGTCTTTGGCTTCGGCGCAGGAGGCTTCAGGTTCATGCCCTGCGCCTTGGCAGACGCACGCCCCTTGGCGTTGAGGCCACCCTTGGGGTTCTGACCTTCCTTGCGCTGCCAGGCGGGGGTCTTGGCCATTAACCGATCCTGAACCAAGCGTTGAGCGACTGCACGTAGCGCATACGGAACAAGTCCTGCGCGTTGAACGTGCCCGGATTGGTAAACCCGTAGAGTTGCGCCGCGCCATTGAGGCTGATGGTCAGAGCTGTAATCGTCTGCGTCGTCGTGATGAGCGCTTCGGTGCCGTCGGGCGTCGAGGTGTTCAGCGGCAGGGTGATCGTGCCCGTAGCCAGCGTGCCTGCCGGTTGCAGGAGCATCCACTGCTGCTGCGAGACGGGGGTGGGCACAGTCAGGTTGAACCCGGTCGTCGGCGTGTAGATGTTCGTTGCCAGCGTCGGGGATGCGAACTGCTGCTGGAAGAAGGTCAGCAGTGCGCCGATGGACACACGCCGAGCATCCCCGTTTTGTGGGGTGTAAATGGGAAGTTGGTCGCCGGAACTGACCTGCGACGCAAGCGGGAGTTGATTGATCTGCGGCATGATTTTCCTTGCTTATCCGATCCAGGCGGGCAGCAATGCCGCTGCCACCACCACACCGCCACCAGCCAACGTGGCTACTGCGTCCATCACTTCGACGCCGTGTGGCGGCTTGAGTCCTGCGCGCTCGGCAGCGCGATTCTTCAGTCGGTCGTGAATCTCTTTACCAACCGCAAAGATCGCCACGACCAACATGGCGAACCAAGCAGCGTGCGGCGTGCCGATGGCCAGCAGCCCGGCATAGGCCACCAGAGCGATGACTGCACCGTAGACAACGTGGTTGGCCTTGTCTTGCGAAAGAAATGGAAGGCTCATCATTGTCACCCGTCGATCTTTTGAACCATGACCAATGATTCGTTGGTGTCTACATTCAACTCGCCACCAGTTTCCTGATAACCGCGAATGTCAACATAATCACCGCTATTCAAAAATAGAATAATTTCTGTGCTTACGGATACAGGATTTGCAGCGGGACTTGCGGTTACTATACTTGTAGTTCTGTCTACAAATATATTATTTTTGTGAATTCTTAACAATCTACGACCATTGGCGTTGCCCGCAAATTGTACCCTGGCAAACACTCGATACAATCCCGGCGCTTTGATATAAAACGCGTCTGCATTGTCAGCTACATTATGGATACCTTGATAATCTATGAAATCATCATCCCAACTAATTTTTGTCCACGTTGTATTTGGAATGCTTTGCGTTGACGTACCAGTAGAAATGCAAATGTTTGGGCCAATATTACCAAACGCGTTTGCAATTCCAGCATCTACCGAGCAATTTACTGCGGAATTGCCAATGTTTTTGTTGTAATCTGTTGCCGAGTATTGAACAATAGCTACGTCAGATGCAAAACCATAATCTGTAGTCGGGACAGCTTGCGTGTCTACAACCGAGCAATTTGCAAAACGTATTGATCGCGGATAGGTGTTGTTGATTGGGCTGGCAAAAATACTAAACCCGTAAGTGGTGGCAAAATAGCCGTTGCTGCCTGTATTGACAGCTTGACAATTGCTAAACGTAATGTTGCGCACCAGCGGGTTACTGACCTCACTCATGCCTGAGACGCCAAACCCAAAAAAGCCGCAGTCTTCGGCTACGCAATTGGACACCACGCCGTGATGCGAACTGTTGGCAAACTTGAAACCTACTGCTCCGCAATCAACAGCGCGGCAGTTTGTAATGGTGAAGTACGAGTTACCGACACTGCCGGTGAAGTCGAACCCCTGGTCGATGACGCTGGAGGTGCAGTTGGCCAGGCCAAAGTTGGTGTTGCCACCGAACGCCCATCGTGTGTACCTGTTCACCTGACTGGCCGCCACGCCCACAGTAGGATCACCAGGGATACCCGTGGTGATGTTGCGCGCGTAGCAGGCCGTGAACGTGAACCTCGAGCAGCCGTTCACCCAGAACGGCTGGATGATGTCGTCAGTCACCACTGGCACTGCGGGGTTGACCTCCTGCCAGTAGTGCTCATCGCACCCGGAGCCGATAACCTCAAAGTTCGTGTTGATCCACAACACGATGCCCGTGCCTCGACCACCATTGGTCACTCGCACGTTGTCGAGGATGAACCGGCTGCTGTTGCCGATCCAGATACCTGCCCAATTGCCAGAGGCACCAAGCGTGCCCACCGTGTAACCAGGTGCTCCTCCTCGATCCACCACGATGTCGCGCAGGAAGAAGTTGCTCGCGTTATCAATGACCAGCGTTCTGACTTGGTTGGTCGTCGGAGCCAGTTGCTTGATACGGATGTTTTGCAAGCCGGCGATTGAACTAGACAGCGTGACAGTGCCGGTGACGCCGTAGGTCAAACCACCACCATCGACCACCTTGCCCGTGGCAACCGCCGCCACAAGCGCGGCAGCATCGTTGGCCACACCATCACCCACAGCGCCAAAATCTTTGACGCTGACCGTTTCGCGCAGTTTGTCCTGCAAGGTGCGCGTAACAGCACCCGATCCAGCGGTAGTGAAATTGACGTTTACCGACCCATCGGCAGCTTTAAGCTGTGGGTACTGATTGATGGCGGGCATCAGTTGAACTCCAGCGGCCCTTCAGGCCCAGTCAACACAGGATTGACGGGAGGTGCCAAAAACGGGTTGTCGTAGACGCGCCAGGGCTTGTTGCCAGCACCAGATGGCATCGTCCCAGGCATCTGCTGCTCGTAGGGCAGCGTGGCCCTCGATAGCAGGGTGTTGTAGGCATTCTTGGCCGTGACCAGCGTCAAGGCAGACACCTGCTTGCCGTAGCTCGGTGCCAGGCGCATCGCCAGGTTGGTGATGATCGCCTCGTTGGCGCTGTCGGGCACCTGCGACTCGGCATCAAGATCGCTGTCTTGAGGCGAGCCGGGAAGCGGATAGCCGAGGCGAATGCCTTTACCGTTCCAGTCGGCAATCATGGAATCAAGGCGACGGATGGCCGATTCCAGGTCTTCGGGTTGGAGGTCGAAGACGTAGGACGCAAGTCCGATCTCGGTGAACGCTGCTGTCAGGAACTGGCGCTTGCTGTAGCCCACGATCAGGTTCCTTTCAT